ATTCATAGGCACTAGAACCTGATAGGCATCGTCTAGAACCGCGGTGTAATCAGCGGTCGCATCTGCATCGACTGTATATGCTACTAGTCCATTAAACGCCGCAGCGGTGAGGATGTCACCTGTTGATGCTGGAAAGCCTGTTGCCATTGTCTATCTCCTAGTAAGTCATCGCGGATATACCAATTATACCGCGTTCTGTGCTGCCTATGACGAATCCGTCAGTTATGGGTTCTAGTGTTGTAACTGTCACTTGCATTGAGTTAGGGGTAATGTTCCAGTTTAAGCCCTGTACCTGTAGGGTCTTGACGATGGTTGAGCCGTCAGGCTGGATATTAGTTATCTTGCAGACATCGAAGTAATCGAGTCCGATCATAGTATTGGTCGGCACGGCTGGGTCTAGAAGGTCGACCGTCATAGCGTCAATGCGAATGGTTGTCTCAGCTCTTGTAGCTACGAAAGTCCTAGCGATGTTTAGAGCATTGGCATCTGTGTCAATGACGATGTTATCTGCCGTGTAAGCATGAGGAAAGTATCGGATAGCTGAGGCAGTATTCTCAGCGAACTGCATAGTGCCACCCACGCGGGTAATGCTTGCCTGATTCATGATGAGCTTGTCATCAAAGGCAAAGGCTAGATTCTTGTATGGGATACCAGTAGTCTGATTAAACTCGATAGGAGTTGCAGCGATTGAGGATATGACATCGCTTCTATCCTTGAAGATGTAAGTGCCTGAGCCGTCGACATATCCAGCCCCCTGTTCCGCGAACTCGACGTTTTTCAATGCCCCTAGCAAGGTACGAGTAGTGCCAGGGTCTGCACAACAATTGGAATCTCCTGTGGCTAAAGTTCTGAGGTTAGAAGGAAAGCCCACCTGATCTAGTAGCTTGGCTATTCTAGTGCCTGTGGTCTGCCCTGCTCCTGAGTCTGCTACCGTGCTGACCTGTGACTGCTGAAAGAGTCTGAAAGCATCACTAGCCATAATGGTGACATAGCCCATGTTCTCAGCTTGGTCATAAGTATAGAAATACTCAGTTGAGTAACCGCTGAATAGGAAGTGCTGGTCTGTGCCAGTTGTAGCTGATACGCGAATCTTACGCAAAGGAACTAGGTAGGGATAATATGGGGAGCTTGGGTTTTGTGGATTCCATGCACCGTCAGGGTCTAGGACTCTAATAGAGCAAGTGCCAGCGTCATAGGTATCTTGCAAGGTATTGCGACCACGACTGATAGTAATGTTGGTGACATTAGGAGTAAGGTCGACAATAGGAAGCGGTACATCTGATGAGCCTAGTTGTGAGACTCCGATGATTCCATTCTTGCTATCGCCTATAACGAATGGATAGCCGAAGGTAGCTCCTGAACTAAAGTCGAAGCTGACGGCTATCTGCGCTGGAAGTGCCATTATCCGAAGAACTGACCTGTGACACGGTTGACATATACCTGATTGCCATTGGCTGAAGCATCTTGGAGAATCTGAGCAATTAACTTGCCGTCGATGTTTAGATCAACTTTAATAGTCTGACCGCCGCCTGTCTCAACTCCGAGGCGGTTAATACCTGTGACGTTGTTAATTCCTCCATAGGCATCCGCTGCGCTCTTAGGTACGAATACAGGCGGTATAGCTCTAGGTGGTGGCGTTGACCCATCTCCTGCTCCGCCTCCAGCGGCTCCTGTGCCTCCTGTGCCACCCTTAGCTGCTGCGGCTGCTGCTGCGGCTGCATCTGCTGCAATCTTCTTAGCCTTTAGCTCGACATCATCGAGATAGCCTTTCCACGCAGCAAAGGGGTTACTCGCTGCTGGAAGTGATGCCAACTCTTTAGCTAAGGCTACTGTCATGCCTTGAGCAATAGCTAGCTTGTATGTAAGGCGCTGAGCTTCTTCAGCATTATCAGTAGCAAGTGCCAACTGAAGTTCAAGCCTCAATCGCTCTTGCTGAGAGATGTTTCCCTTGAGCGCTGCGATGATCTGAATCTGTTTCATGTCGAACATAGCTGAAGCGTTCTTAAGGATGTTAGCTTTCTTTTGAGCCGCTAGCGCTTCTCTTTGTAGCTTAGCTGCCTTAGCTGCTGCTGCCGCTGCTGCGGCTGCTGCTGCCTTCTGAGCCTTCACATATTTATCGGTTAGCTTTATATCTGTTCTCTTGGACTCACCAGTACGGTTGATGTAGTCATCGAGGACTTCTTGAGGGTTTCTTACTACTTCTTCCTCAGCGTTGCCAGTGGCTCTGTTCCAAGCATCTGTCCATTCATCTAGCTTCTTAATAGAAGCGTCAATCCATCCGCTTACTGTTCTGACTGCTCCTGCAATGTTAGATCCAAATTCACCGACCTTGACCAAGAAGTCTCCGGCTGCCTTTGCGCCGTCCTTGAGGTCTGCTACCAAGCCTTCAATAGAAGTGTTATCAGTAAGAGCCATGAGTGCGTCAATAACGCCTTCGCCTAGAATCTCTTGAATCTCACCACCGGCAACTGTAATAGCTTCCATCTTGCCAGCGTATGTCTTGAGGTAAGCCGCTGATGATCCCTTGAACTGTTTAGCGAGCTTAGCTTGAACCTCAGCGTAAGACATAGTAGCTAGCTCAGCCTTAGTTAAACCTAAATTGTATTTCTTAAGACCCTTTGTATTTCCTACATAAGCATTGGCAAGGTCTTGGGTTACTGTCTCAAGTGCCACTCCTGAGCCTCTAGAGATGTCTATGGCTTGAGCTAACATCTCTTGAGATAGAACTAGTGAGCCTGTCTGTGTCAGCAAGGCTTGGAAGGCAGGGCGTAGTTTATCGTCTGCTACTGCTGCGGTTACGGAAAGTCCTTCAATATACTTCTCGATGGCTGGAGTCTCCATCTCCATGCCTAAGTTCTTGACTGCGTTGGCTAACTTAGTTGCGCTGACTTCATCTTCCATGAAAGCCTTAGCTGCGTTCTTAGCAAGAGAAACTAGCCCTGCAGCGCCTAGCGCCAAGCCTAATGACTTGCCTAGCTTCTTAACGCCTTTATCTAAACCTTTGGTGGCTTTGTCAGCCTTCTTAAATGCGGCAGCGCCAGTAAACTCGGATGCTATATCTACTTTCAAACTAGCCATTAGACACTACCTTTACTAGCGTTAAATTTAGCTGCTGCCTTTTCGATGGCTTTCAATACGCCAGCGGTAGCTTTGCCACGATCTTCATCAAATGCTCTAAAGATTGCACGACCCTTTGAAAGCTGGGTACGACCCTTAAGCTCTCCGCCTAGTCTTGGCGTGAAATTGCCGGACATGCCAGACTTGCGCCCAGCGGTTTCGTAGATAGCTCCTGCTGCGCTCTTGTTATAAACCGATGCTAGGGCTTTGAAACCCTTAGAGTTCGTCTTGCTGGGTGATGTCTTAAAGGTAATGCCACGGCTGACTTCTGCCTTGTCATAATAGCGTGTAGCCCATTTACCTTTAGCGTTCTCTCGCTTAAGCCAACCGCTAGGGGCTTCCTCGTTTGACGGAAGAAAACCCCTAGCGTTCTTTGCTATCGGCTTGACGAATGAAGCTATCTCTTTGCTGACTTCTTTTGCTAGGTCGGGCTCAAAGTTCTTGAGTGCCTTCCTAAGAGCGAGAGCGCCTTGCACTTTTGCTGGCATTGTCTCGCTCCTTTGCTACATCGTTTAATACCTGAACATGTGCTTGAAATGCTATTGGAGATAGTTCAATAATAGACTGAAACGCAACTCCATACTCTAGACTCAATCGAGTCGCGAGATAGATAATGGATTTGCGGTCTATCCTAAAGGGTCGGATTCCACCACATCCACGCTAGCTAGCGTTTCAATGAAGGCTTCCCCAAAAGGCTTGACTGTCTCTCCTGAACGGCGAATGGCTTCCCAGCAAATCCAGTAGATATCAGATTGTTTCTGATGTTCCACGATAGCTTTGTGAAAACCCATCTTGGCATAGTTCTCAAAAGCGTATTCGATTACGGGAGTGATCTCGTACTCGTTTACTGAACCATCGACCCTTGTTACTTTTAACTTTGCCATGCTTTGCCCCTTTGTTTAGATTATGCGGTTGTTACTGCAATTGTACCTGAAACGTTCCAAGTTACTGACTGCATTGAGATGTCACCAACTGCACCGTTGATAGGTGTTGTGTTGTTGACCAAACATGTCATTGTGTAAAGTGGGTTTGTAGCTGATACTGCCGCAGAAGTCTGCTTGACTGTGACGGTTGTGTTTGTTCCCCATGTTGAGTTCAGAGTCTGAAGAGTCTTAGCTGATGCCTCATCATTGAAGAAGTCGATTGTGATGTTTGAAGATTCCAAGCCCTTGACGTAACGATGACCTGAATCGCCCATCGCGCTGATATCTAATTCATCAAATGTTCTGTTGATAGTAACTGAGCTAACTAGGGATGAGAGATCTACCGCATTAACAGTAAGAACCACTCCATTGCTTAAATATACTGCCACGGTTTATTCCTCTTCCTTCTTGATAGTTGTTTTAGGTGTTGCTGGTGTTGCTGGTGGGAGCTGACCAATCTTCTCGAGGAAGGCTGCTTGCTCCTTTGTCCATTCTGCTAGATTGTCCATCTTAGCTCCATTCCGTTAGTGTTGAGATGTTAATGGTGGCAGTAAGTAAAGTACCTGACTCTGTGTCGATAGTACCTACATTAGTTACTGAGCCAACATTAAACTTAATAGATGAGGCAGCGAGCTTTTGAAAGACCGCGACCATAGTGTCCTCGATGCCAGCGAGGTTGCCTTGGTTGTCCAAGAGTGGGATATACATGCGAATCTCGAAGTTAGCCAATGGAGCTACAGATCCATATTGGTTATTTGTAGGCACAATGTAGTCACCGTTAGAAGGTGCTACCACAACGCTATTAGCTACAGGGCTTGCAGGAGGAAAGGCAAAGGTTGAATACTTTGTGTTATCTACGATCGCATTAGCGATAGTGGTTCTAAGAGTTGTGATTGCTGCCATTAGCCGACCATGCTTCTAGGGTCTAAATAAGGAGCGATAAGTCCACGGATACGAGAAATGAGCTGAGTAGACATCGCATAGAATGAACCCATAGAGCCATCCGGAGCCATGCCGTTACCTGAGTTAGCTTGGCGGCTCTGCCAAATAGACTCAGCGACCATAAGGGCTGCGAGCTGGATGCTAGGGATTGAAGATGGGTCTAGGTAAGTGTCTGCTGCAACTTTGCCGTAAGGGTTAATTGGATGGAAAGGTGTGACCGCGTTATTGTTGCCAGGAATGGCATAGGTGATAGTTTTTTCTCCAACGGATGTAATTGTTTTGTTTCCGTTATGCTTTGAACCGCATCCGCTAATCGTTATAGTCTCGCCAACGTAATAGATGTCTTGCACATTTTCATCAAAGTAGGCAGTACCTGTTGATGCGGTATTGCTATGCCCAACTACGCTATTAGTGTTAGCCCATATGAAAGGCAATAGGACGTTATCAGCGGCATCGCACACTTCCTGAAGTATCGCATCGCTATAGAGAGAGCCAACGCCTAGTGCAGCCTTGAGTTCGGCTACTGTGCAAAGTGACATTCTCTATCCTTTCATAAGAGCTGGGAGCAGGAAGGGCACCTGCCCCCAGCCGTTCTAATGGTTGTCGACTACGCTACTGCGAAGCGACGTACACCCTTACCGGACTTCGCAACGTAGAGTGCGAGGTAACCGTAAAGGTTGATTTCAATCTCACCAGAAGTGAGAACGTTAACGCGAAGCTGAGTCTGTGGTGACTCCCACGCATAGACGCTGTTAGGTGCAACGAGGAATGCAGAATCATCTGCGATACCTGAAGCTGTGATGTTGTGATCAACGATAAGGTCTGTTCCAAGAATTCCACCGCGTACAGATGTCGCTACTGCGTTACCTGCTGCGTTGTATGTTGGACCTTGTGCTGAGTAGAGTGGGCGTCCTGTTGTGTCTGCGTAGCCTGTGATAGCTGCCCACTGGTCTGTTGATGCGACGAGCTTGTTAGCGAAGTCTCCACCTGTACCCTTGTAAGCTGCTGCGCCTTCTACAGATACGAATGACTGAAGTCCTGCTGCTGTTGTTGCAACGTTTGCTCCTGCTGTTCCAGCTGAGATGAACTTAGCGATAAGAGCTGCATCTGTTGCCTTCTCGTATGCCTTGCGGAGTTCTGCCATCATGAGTTCCATGAAAGCTGGTGATGAACGGTCAACGAGTTCGAATGAGACGCGCTGTAGACCTGAGAACTTCTCAACTGTTACTGTGTCGTAAGCAGATGTCATTCCTGTCTCAGATGGTGCTGAACCTTCGTTTGTGTCTGCAACTGTTGGTGCAACGTCAGCTGAAGATGCGTTTGTGTAAAGGCGTGGAACTGTGAAGCTCATGCCTGACTCTGTGAGAGCCTGACGTGTTACAGCCTCGAACGCTGGGCGTCCTGTGAATGTATCTGTGATGAATGTGTTGAGGTGCTGAGGCAATGTAAGACCTGTGTTAGTTGATGTTGAGTCATCTGCTGCACGAACTGTGCGACGTGCCTCATCATCACCTAGTGCTGCCTTGATGTTTGCTTCGAGGTATTGTGCGCCTGAGATAGGTGCTGTACGCTCGCGTGTGTAGTGTGATGCTGCAACTGTTGGGCGAGCCGCTTCGACTGCTGCTGCTTCAACTGCTGGAGCTTCTACCGGTGTAGTGGTTTCTTCCACGACTGGCTCGCTTTCTGGTTGGGTTGGTTCTGCTGGGATGACTTCCTCAGCAGCGATCTCCAATACCTGAGCAGACTTAAAGGCTGGCTCTGTTACTAGAGAAACTTCTTTTAGCTTTGCAGCTGATACGACGATGTGACCGTCGCGTGATGGCTTTGATGCGATAACTTCAGCACCAATAGAGAGTCCGGATACGAGACCTTCTTGTGCCTGAATAAGAGCGTCGTTGCCACCTGTAGATCGTGAGAGCTTGAAGGTTGCATAGATACCGTCTGGGCGAACCTCAGCGGCTGTCATGCGACCTACTGGCTTCTTCATGTCGTGCTGGCTGAGTAGCTTAATCTTTGAGATGTCTGTGACGTCGATTGAACCTGCCTCGAATACAACTCCGCCCATATTGGTGTGACCGATTTCGCCAGTTCCCATAGGTACGATTTTGCCTGAGATTTCACGGCGTTCTTCTGAACACTCTAGTGATGATGCTTCGATGTATAGGGTTTCCATTAGCTCATTCCTTCGCTTCCGTTAGGAGTCAAATCTGTCATTTCCATAGCCTGCTCTGTTGAGATTAACTGTAGTGATAGGAGCTTCTCAACTACTTGTAGCTCGACCAATGGGTCAGCCTTGAGGAATGTATCAAAGACCGCAAAGCGAACTTCATGCCCAGCGGTAGAGATATCATCCATTGAAAGTCGTGACTGAATAGCCTGAATGTAAGGCTCAATAGATAGAGCGAAGAATTGCTTGCGCTCATCTTGAACGTTGGCATAAGTCATTGTTGTGTTCTGATCTGCTGAAAGGTAGTAGGCAGGCACGTTCATTAATCTGGCCACTTGGGTACTGAGGTTCTGTATGGCCTCGTTGTAGAGCATTTCTTTAGGAGAGAATGCGACTGTCTGGTAATCCAGAGTGCTCGTCAAATACGCCGTACTGTTGTTTTGGCGGCTTCGCTTCCAAGCTGCTAGTAATCCTTGAACTTCAGCAGCAGGTAAATCGGCTCCTGAATTTTTGATGAAGCCGGCCGCTTGTGGCTGTGCAGAGTTGGTTGCAGCTGCTCTTTCGACGTCAATGGCTGACTGAATGGTGCGTGAGCCGCGCTCTAGCACTCCTTCGTCAAAGCCCTGAATAGTGACGATGTCGTTCATGTTAATTGGTGCAGCATCGACATAATACTGGGTGACGTGGATGCCTTCTAGGTCAGTTGTGAATGTAACGCGTGCGTTAGCAATCCACTCGAACTGTGATGGGCGTCCATCTTCAGCATAACGCTCTGTAACACGAAGGTAAGAGATGCCGTAAAACAAGAGTGAATCTACGATCCATGTGAGAGTAACGAATGATGGTTGGCTCTTAGAGAGCTGAGATATCCAACGAGGCGGTGCAATTACTTCGCCTGTTTTCTTGCTGTAATACTCGAGTGGAATCGAGGCTACTGTTCCGCAAATAAGGTTGCGGGCGCGAGCTACGCTAGGAACGCTCATCGCATCTTTGCGAGAAATGCGTGGGATGATGTAGTTATAAATAGAGGGTAGCGACTCGCCCATAACTTGTGGCGCGTATTGCGCTTCGAGAACCGTTGGCTTATTACGCGAGAAGATACCCATAGATGCTAATTATACACTACTCCGAGTAAATCATAGCGGTCTGTTGTGGCTTTGAGAGTGTCGTTACAACCATCGCAGTAGCGATAGCACCTGATATATCTCCGGCAGATTTTCTCTTGATGATGCGCCAGCTAGAGTCGTTGGTCTTAGCTGCGCAGTTATTCATCTGTTGTATCCAACCCTCTTGCCCTGAGTGAACCATCTTCTTATTGTCTAAGTGGTCTTTGAGGTCGGTACAGGCTTGGTAGAACTGAGCTCCTGAGATGTCTTGTACGACTTGTCCGGCGTTAGCCAAGCGATCGGCAATCGACTGAGTGGCGTACCTATCGAAGCCAATAGAGCGAGGGCGGTACTGGTCTGCCCAGCCTTTAATGTCTGCCGCAATCTTGAGTTCATCTACCGAGACCTGCGATTCCCATGTTTGAGCAAGTCCAATTCCAATGCGACCATCTGGGAGTATTTGCCCAATAACCAAAGACGCATTACGACGAGACGGACTGACATCGAACGCGAATACCGTGTAAGCCCCGACTGCCAGTTCGAGAGTATTGTCAGAACATTCCTCAAGAGAAAATCTGCCGGAGATATATCAGGTGCTATCGCTACTGCAATGGTTGTAACGACACTCTCAAAGCCACAACAGACTGCTATGATTTACTCGGAGTAGTGTATAATTAGCTTCTATGGGTATCTTCTCGCGTAATAAGCCAACGGTTCTCG